GTCGGAAGCCAGCACAAAACATACCGCCTGAGCGGCACCAACCGATCAGGGATTAGTTGGTGCTGCTTTAAGCACAGCGTAAAATACAGCTCCTGCCCAGCGTAAGCTGAAGGCTTTAAGGGAAATGTAACAAAATGCAATATGCACGAGCCGAATGCTCGACTACTGGACGATACAGTAGATTTACTGGGATACCCCCAGCTGGGGTCTTTCACTATGGTGTGTAAGTGTCAACAGCGTTGGGCACGTCGACAACATACAGAGTTGGAGTGCACACGAAAAAGATCAAGTCAAAATCGGGCGCAGCTGCAACGTAGTGTTCAATGGATGGCCAGGCACTATCGTTGGCCGTGGGGGCAGCACATCGAAAGGTGGCATCGACGCGAATGCTCTCGTCTTCCGGAGAACCGGTAGATGGATAAACATCCCGCACTGGTTCAAAAGCTGGTCGAAATCGCCAGCGCGAATACTGGGGCGACACGACAGACAATGCGGACTGCGTCAGGCAGTTCGTCACTGACATGCCACGAGCACCTCTGCTTCGACGACCCACACTTGACGTTGTGGTGATCGCTTGCCTTGCCATGGAACTTCCATTGCCCGGCGCGGTGTTGGTCGTGAATCTGTTCCTCGCATTGATGAACGGGTTCAAAATTGGATCCCTACCATCTCGCTCTGCAGCGAAATAAGTAATTGGTCCCAACCCTGCATCTTGAATGTTGAAATGATGCACGATGCCGCCACGGTATCCTGCAAACAGGTTCATCACCCAGCTCAATGGATGCACTGTGACAAAATTGAACGCGGCATTTCCAACTGCTAACGTCTTCTGAGCCCAATACAAACCATCATCCGTGTACCCATAGCCTCGAGGAACGCGCCAAAAGTAATTCACGCAGTTCTGATTACCTGTAGGTACAAATGTCGCATCTGCTGTCTTGGGATTGCCTAACGGCTGAATCTCCAAGAACGAGGTTCTGTGAAGGAGGGGGCGCAATGATGCCACCCTCTCACCCACTGTGACAATGCACACAGTGTTATCCTCGTCAGCACCAGCCGAGTCCGTAATGAGGGACTCTGTGACATCTTCAGATTGAATGGTGTACGCGCTCAAATTGCCAGGAAGCTCATTCGGTACAGCAAACTCCAGGTCATCGCCACCATGCATAAAACACAGTATGTCGATCTCCGGAGAAACACTTGGACCAGTGAGAGTGGTCAAGACGCGCACGGAAATGACACCATTATGGGCGTTCGGATCGACAGTGACCGTTGGAACGGCACCGTTCGAGAAGTTGTTCAAGAACGTCCCCGTTGTGCACCAGGCATGAGCCTGCTTAAACGGAATAGTGACCACAACCTCCTCTTCATGCTGCAAGTCAACCACACGCACAAGCGTTGTAGTCTCGTAGTCAGTGCTCGGGACACCGTCAGGGTCCCAGGTGATGATGAGACGGCCAGTGTGATAACGGGACTTGATGAGCTTGAATTTGTAAGTTATCGCGCCTCGCCACTGTGAAAACATGCGTCCAACGTAACCCGTGACAGTGTGGTTCAAGACAGTAGTGGAGACCACTGAATTGGATGCCACCACGATAGGTGTGACTGGCATGGTCCACAAAATCTTCCCCTCGGCATCTGCACCTTGCCAAAGCGACCCCTGCACGAAGCTCTCACGGCCCAACAATGAGCGCATGGCCAATGAATCCTCCACTCCTGCTCCGGTCACTGAACCATCAAGCGTGATTTCATTCTTGGGATCCACGGCTAGCTTGTCAGATGGTACCGAGGTGTCAACATTACTGAAAGCGTGAAATGCTTTGGGTTGATAGGGCATCACGTCACTCACAACAGGAGGATTGGAAAAGCCGAACAACTTAGCAACGCCTGAGACCATGTTAGCCCCGACTTCAGCAGCAGTAGCTAGTCCTCCGACCACGGGCACGTTTTTAAACGCACCAGCTACGTTCGCGACGGCAGTGGCCGGTCCCGATATAGCTCCTGGCTCTGAGTACTCATCACTTGTGCCCGTCGGGGCAAGCATTGTGGGCACCTTAGCCATCATGGAACTCATGTACGGCTGATCGGAAGCTTGAAGGGCGAACGCAGATGTTAAGCCAGCAAGCTCCAAATCAGTTGTCCAAGCGTAGCATGAAATCCTCACACTGGCGTTCGCAACACCGTTCGCAGATCGCAACTTCGAATACAAAATGTATCGAATGCGACCCATGTTGTCAAATTCGCGAACATCTGTGATGTCTAGCCATGGGTTGGGCCAAAGAAACGGCAACTCCATCTCGCTCGATGTCATGTTGGCAGGTTCCAAAAACAATCCTGGCGTCTGCGAAAGCTTGATTTGATCTCCAGTCGTGATATAAGAGTCCTGATCCGAATCCATGGGGCAATACGACACGCGCATAGCTCCGTAGAAAAAGGGGGATGCATTCACCACGAATTTCAACTTCATCTTGCAACGCAGCAACTTGTAATTCTCGAGCTTCTTCTTGATACTCACGTCATTGAAATACAGCTTCCACGGATTGAAACTGGTTTGCGGCACAGTTGTGTTTGTCTCCGACCATGTGAAAGAGTTGATGAGAACAGG